GGGACGCCGAACTCCGACGCCTCCTCGAAGTCGTCACCCGACAGAGTCGGAACGTCTTCGATGATCTGCTGCACCGGGTAAGTGAGCAGGTCAATGATGACCTGGCGCCGCTCGTTGTGAATCGCAACGACGCTGGTGAACTCTGTCCACAGATCGTTGAGGTCGCGACCGTCGGCCGTCTGCGTGACGACATCGGCCTCGACGTTGAAGCCCTGGGGCATCGCACCAGAGATCGGCGCGAAGAGACCCAGCTCTTCCAGGTTGATCAGCTCGTGACCGGGTGCCGCGAAGGCCGCGCCGGCGTACGGAGCACCGTGCTGACGCAGTGAGAACGGGCTCTTCGGTATGATGATTGTGCTCATGGTTGGCCTCCTCTCAGCCCTGGAAAATCTCGACCCGCACAACAAGACGCGTGGTCGAAGTCGAGAAACCGATACGGGTCTTGTTGGTACCAGCGGCTGGAGCCGAGGTCTCGAGAGCGCCGGTGCCGGCGTTCGCGTAGTAGACGGTGCCGGCCGTGAAGGTACCCTCCACGATCTCACCATCCGTCATGACGTCGACGATGTCGCCGATCGCCTTTGCGTTGTGAGCGATCATCACGCCAATGACGCCAGTGTTCCCGGCACCAAGCACGACGCGACCCGACGTGTCGAGGCCGACTCCGTAAGCGACGAGCGCGTTGCCGCTGGTAACAGCGGCGGCGACCGGCGCACGGAACCCACCGTCAATCGGGTCGTACTTGTCGTAGCGAGGCATCTTTCACCTACTCTCTTCAGCGGCGAAGCGCCGGGTACTTCTTCTCCAGCGCCGCGCGGTCAGCGGTCTTCTTATCTCCCGTGCTGCCACCAGGGTGATGACCAGACGGGCCCTGCTTGTCCTTGCCGTTGCCGCCGCCCGAGCTGCCGCTGGTGGAGGCCTTGACGAGGAACGGCTTCTCCTTGGCAAGACGTTCGATCTCTTTCTTGAGAGCGGAGGTATTGACCTCGCCCTGCTCATCAGTGACCGTGTCCCAGTCGATGTTCCCGAGGGCCATCGACGCATCGTGCCAGGTGACGCCATTCGTTGTGAGGAACGCGTTGTCTCGCCGAGAAGCCTTCAGATCCTCGCGGAGCTTCTTGTTCTCCTCGGTGATGTTCTGGATCTGACCCTCCAGACGCTGGGTGGCCGTCTTATCCCGATCCTCGAACTCCCGAATCTTCGTCTCGTACTCGGACGCCCGACGGTCTGCGGCTTGCATCCGCTGCTTCAGCTTCTCGTACTCTTCCGGGGACACAGTCCCCGTACTTGAACCCGTTCCGCTTGAGCCGTCGTCGGTTTCCGTCCCGCCGGTGTTCCCACCGTCGTTTTCGGCGCCACCGTTGTCGTCCTTGTTCTCGTCGTCGTCGCCCTCGGCACCGCATAGGATGCGCACGAAACGACCATCCGAGAGTATTGCGTACTTCGCGAGCCTCAGGCTCATCATGACCTCCGGTCAGTCCCGCCTACAGGTAGAGATACTATCCCGCCGCGGGCAGAGGTGCTACTTCTTGCCCGCCGCAATCCATTCCTCAGAGAAGCCTTGCTCGCGCATTAACTTATCGACGTACCCATCGTACTTCCCGTCCGTGTAGCCCTTGATGAATGCATCACGGTCAGGTGTAACGGGTGTGGTGTAGCATAAACACTGCGGATGCGGTTTAGCAGGAACTCTACCTGGCTCCCAGACACCTGCATCTTGACCCTTTACTTCCTGAGCTGTGGCATATTCATTGCAGACATCAGGCCGTGGGTGAGAGCCGCTCAAATGCCATCGCAGGTATTCAACGAATGGACTATCGACAGCCTCACGCACTGACGTAGCATGAAACGCGTTGTTAAGCTCAGTGCGGCCAAGACGCATAGCAGCATAGGAGACGCCCCCCGGAACCTTCGGATTAATGAAGGCCTTCATCTCATTCGCAATCTCCCTCGCTGAGAGACCACGAGCGAGCATTGCGGTGACCTTGCGGTCGATCATTCCACTAGCCAGTCTCTGAGTGCCGTACACCCGATCGCTCAGAGGCATATAGGACATCCCGAGGAGTCGAGCCGTGGCTACATCCACGGTCGCTCTAGCCTGTGCCTCAGCCGCCCGTAGAAGGACGCTGCGTTGCTCTGCATTCGTCACCGATCGGAGCAAGACGTCCGTATAGACCGCATTCACCTTGATCGCGGTGGCTGCAGCCTCAAGTCGTGATGCCTCGATGGACGACCCAATCTTTCGCCAGATGGCCGCCTGCTGCCTAAGCAGATTCCGACGCACCGCATTTAGCTGATCTACTCTGATCTTCGCACCAATGCCACGCCCATCCTTCAGCGAGAGAATCATCTGCTCAGCTTCAGATGCTGCTCTGGCTAGCGTGAAAAGCAGTTGCTTTTCCCAGCCTTCCTGCACGCGAAGATAAGCGATGAGTGGGCGCTTATCAGGGACGGCCATGATAGTGAACCCCGCCGTCAGCGACAATGAACATCATCTTGCCACTCGGGTGCGCCTCTAAATCCTCGTCAGAAGGATATGTCTTCCCTTGCGGGTGCGAATGCCAGACACCATCGATGTCACCGTGCTCTTCATAAATGGCGACGAGCTCTGCTGCGTCCATCTCGAAGAGTCCTGGACGTCCCGCCACGTTCTTGACTACCAATACGCGACCGTCGTGAAGCACAACACCGCAAGCCTCCATCTCTCCGGCTTCTTCAGCGGCGGCGAGCATCAACGAGTAGTCGATGTTCACGCAGTAGCACCGCCATTCTGAAGCTCAGATGCGACGCGACCAGTGTAGGGGTCAGGGAACGCAGCAGAGGTGAGAACGGCCGTCTCTGCGACGATAGCCTCACCCATCTCAGCGGGGAAGTCGTATCCCAGCTTCACAAGCTCTTGCCGTGCATACTCACCAGAGATGAGCTTCGCGGTAACCAGCTGGATCAACTCGGCGATACGAGCCTCACGATTCACCGGCATCGGATCGTCCACCACCGAGACAACCTCGACCTCGAGCGTCAGAGCCTCGTAGGCAGGAAACCACATGTGCACGATGTCATACAAGAACTGATCGTACACGCCCAGCATCTCGGTCTCTTTCTCGCTATTCTTCGCAAGGAGAGGAGAGAGCTGCATGTACAGCGCGATACCAGACTCAGCGATCGCCACGTCAACACTCCCCGCAGCAATCTGCGGAACTGCGGTCGCTTGGAATGCACTATCCATAATGAAGTGCATGTGATCGAGCCACGGCTTGATGTCAGAGATCCCAGACACTCGACCGAACGTGCTTTCAGGGTCAACCTCAACAACCCTACCCGGCCCGAGTCTCCAGTTCGTCTCGTTGCCGTCAGCATCAGTAGGCGGACCAGAGGTAGTCCAGTAAAGCCCCAGCCCTTGCAGCGCAAGAGAAAGGTCCTCGTCAGTGACAGCTTGATTGATGGACGTCATCAACGTCTCTACACCGCGCATTTCACTGGCGCCGAAGCCAAGGCCAGGAATGCGGTTGTTCTTGATGTGGTACACCGGGATTGATGTAATGGCCGGAGGAAGCTCGTACGGCGGCACCAGCACCTGCACAAGCTTCACCTCGCGCGGCTCACCCGTTGACGCATCGACGCGATCGTCCCACTTACCCAGCTCGTACAGTGCAAGCTCAGATGTAATGCTACCAGTCTCCGTCTTGCGGTACGTCTGCCGGCGAGCGACAACCTTCTTCGCAACCGTGACCTGATCAACGATGTGACACCCGATGACCTTCTCACTGTTATTCGGGTCAGTAATCGGGAAGTACTTGGAGGGATCCAGCTCGTAGATGCTGATGCGCTTGCCCTGCTCTTTGGTGTCATCACCAACGATGTGCCAGAGCGCGTCACCTCGCATCAAGCAGTATCTCTTCTGGGTTGCGAACTTCGTCCACATCGTTTCGCGCTTGAAGAGATTGCCTAGCTCTTGCTGCATGACGGTCTGATCACCAAGAACGCCCACCCGAGGGTTCACAGCGAAGTCCCAGTCCTTGGCGAGGAAGCGGTTAGTCGCTTCAACGATGACCCGCCCAGAGGGAATGTAGATGGGCCCCACGTCTGTGCCCCGCATCATGAGGCGGAACGTTTCAGGTGAGGACCAATAAATGTCCTCGTACGTGGCGTAGGCAGAGATGCGTTGCGCATCTGCCGTGTTGCCAACCCAACTGGGAAGAGTCGAAACGAACGGGAGAACGCCAGCATATGGAGAAGAAACCATCGGGGCTCCTAGCCTGTCATGGTCGAGGAGCGAATGCGAGCCCGCCGGGCTTGCTTCGCCTGGGTTCCGATTAACCCTGCGAAGAGACGGCCCAAGGCCTCTGGCCCGTGGTCATTCTTCTTCAGAGGACTCTCAGGTGCATTCTTGTCCTGCTCGTCCTTACGGTCAGGATAACGGTAGTCGTTGAAGTCAGTGATGGTGTTCTTACACTTGCGATCGAACAACAGCCGTGGGTATTTATTGGGATCGTGGTCAGGCCACGGCTTCAGCCATTCACGAATCTTATCGAGCCGATGCTTCAGCTCACCACCAGTGTGGGGCCTGGAAGGAATACGAAGCTTGTCACGGAGGACAGCTGAGTCGCCAGGGGACGCGGGGTCTGGGAAGAAAGCGACAGTTCCGCTAGGGCATAGGCCACGTCGCATGATTTCTTCAGCGAACTGGACTGGGGACAGTCCTGGTTCATAGACCTCGTCCAGCACATGCATTCTCTCTCCGAAAGGATCCACCTGTACGAGCAGCCACACGTTAGGGTTAGTGTACCCATAGTCCACGGCGCCGTACGTGGCCCAGTCAGATCGAAACTCGATATCAGTGACATGCTCCTCCTCCTCGAAATCTTGAAAGACACGACCCACGAATTCAGTGAAGAGTGCAGCAATTTCTTGATTAAATGTAGGAGCGGTAAGATCCATCATCAGCTGCGCGACTTCAGCATCAATCCCGATGTCGTTGATGACATCCTTAGTCAGCGGCAGACGAGCGTCTAGAACGCTCCGTACGGCCTCGACCATCGCGTCCGTGGTTGGTCGCTTGTACACGTGCGGATTCATCCACGCAGGCATCCGAAAGGACTCCCAGGCTACATTGTTGGGATCCTGTCCAGCTTGCCAGCGCTCGTAAAACCAATTCTTACCCTCAGGCGTCGATGTCAGCTTGGCCCAGCCGTTGAAGTCGTTGAGCGTAGGACGGACGAACTTCGTCCATACCTTCTCTTTGATCTTTGCAGCTTCAGCCATGATAACGCCGTGGAGTCCTTCGCCCACCAATGATTCAGGGTGTGCGGCGCTCTTAGCATGCACCTGAAAGCGGCCATCCCAAAGTGAGATGTGCATGTTCCCGCCGAGAGGATCGTTGTACGTTCCCGGGCGGTCGAACGGCAGGTCGAGCTTCCGCGCATCATTCCACAGAACACGGAACTCCTTCTCGCTGTCCGAGTAGTTCGGACCTACGATCCAGAACTCTGCGCGATGACTCTTCTCTTCAAGTTCCTTGCGTCGGAAGTACGCCTTCATCGCTTCGGCTGTGAGGTAATGCCCTCCCACGAAGCTCTTACCGAAACGACGCCCAGCCGCAGTAACTTGAAACCGAGCATTACTTCGCAGGATTGCTCGCTGCCCACTATGGGGCTCAAAGCCGATGCCATTGAAGATGGTGCTCAACCTCACACCGCGGCTAGGCGTCGTAACAGTCATCTCAGCTGCGACCGCCAGAGATCCGCGCGCCGCCTGAAACCTTGACTCCAGCGCTCGAACCGTTGCTGGGATTGGTCTTCGGGGGACCGGGCTGCACCTTCGCCTCACGCGCGAGCAACTTCCGCGCCTTACGGTCAACGGACGAGTCGGGCGCCGGTGCGATGACATCCGGTTGAAGCGCTCGGTTGGGCGCGGGGAACTGTGACATCGGCTTCTCCATCTGCAGTAGGGGCCGTGAAGCTATCATAGCCTTCATTAACTCGCGAACTATGTTCACTCACCACAGAAGCCCAGTTCCTCACGGACTGGGCTCCTGTAGCGCACCGGTGAGCTTCTTCTCCGAAGACCTTCACCTCACCAGCACTACCACCAAGAGAGGGTGCTCATTCCTCCGAGGTGGAGACCTTGTCGCCTCGCTCGATTCCGATGCCATTGCTGTCGCCCTTGACGTACGATGCCACCATCTCATCATTGTCGAAGATGGTCAACGTCCCGTTATCGGAGATGATGTAGCCGGTGCCTACGATCTCGCGATCCTCGGTTTCAAGAATAACGGTGTAATGATGCTTCTGCACGGTGAATTCCATTTCGCTAGTGGTAAGCAGTGTACGTCAGGCGATACTCAACAGTCGCCGCCATCCAGTCATGCATGCGAATCGAACGGATCGGCGATGTAGCATCGATGCTCATCTGATTGCGCACAGCTACACGCTCAGCTGCGCTATATACGCGCGCTAACAATTCTTCCTCAGACCGACCAATCACTTGTGAGTCCTGGAATGTATGCCGGTACTCGAACTCGGTCTGCGACATCACCTGTACGCCTTGATGAGTGCACGCATGTTCTCGGGAGAGGGTGTAATGATAGGAGCTTTGTCCGGACCGCCCATGATGCTGTGTGGCGCGTAAGTGTGTTCCATTCCGAGCACGTGGCCCAGCTCGTGCATGATGACCGACGTGCGCCACTTGAACGGTTCTCGAGCGACGGCACCGTTCGAGTTGTGGCAGATGATTTCCGTCGCAAACAAGAGCTTACCCGCGTAAGTCACTCCAGTTGTTGCGACAGCTCCGTGCCCGTCTGCCTCAGTATCGGTAATCGTGGTGCACGTAGTCTGCACTTGCGGACAAGAAGTCACCATCTTGAATCGGATCGGGATGTGATTGATCGTCAAATAGCGATTCCAGATGGTAACCGCAGTCGAGACCGGCCAGTTCGTCTTCACGATGGTGTGGTCAGCGATCATGAGAACGCGAACAACAGGCGCTGTACGCGCGTACCCGTTAACGATGGTGTACGCAGGAGCCTGAGTAGCTGCACCGAACGTTTTCGGTTTCGTCTCACATGCAATGCCATCACCGTCGCGATCCAGTGCTGAACGATAACCCGATTCACCACGATGCAGCGGTGCAGCACCAGCTGCCCACGCGTCCGCGCACGATGCGTACCGCACGCTCGTAGGTTTCTTCGCAACTGGCTTCTTCGCAACTGGTTTCGGTTTCACAGTTGGTTTCACAGTTGGTTTCACAGCGGGTTTTGCAGTTGTAGGAGCTGCAGGCACTTTTGCAGAATGCATAAGCCCCACTGGTGGTGGAGCAGTTGTCGGTTCTGGAATGTTGTGATCGCTGATAGGGGTAGACGTCGGGTCGGACACGCTCGACGACGACGACGACGACGACGACGACGACACACTGCCGTCACTGTTGCACGCGCTCAATGCACCGATCAGTACGATCGCGCCGATTGCCGGCAAGTAGCGCTTCATTTCGAAAGAACCCAGACCTGGCAACCGTTCGTCTCGAAGATCTCGCCCTTCTTGATGGTCACAACGCCGGGGCCACCCAGGTTGTCATTCGAGATGATCGAATCGAACTCGCCAGAGTCATTCTTCTTTCGTGCCCAGTAGCAGTTCTTGAACACGTCGTTCTCGTCAGGACCCGCAGTTTTGTACTTCCCCGCAGGCATATCCACGCCAACCTCGTACGTACCGGTTCCGTACGTCTTCGCCTTCGACGTGGTCTTGGCAGAGGGGACAGATGCTGACGCGCCCGCGCCCGCAGACGGCGTGCTATTGCTGCTAACCGCAGCGCCGCACCCGTCGAGTGCACTCACCAGCACGAGCACACCGATCGTCTTCAACATTCTTGACTTCGTAATCATCGTCTCTCCGTCCGCAGAGCTTGCATTCTCCGTTAAGCACTGCTCGTAGCGAACAGGCCCGACAGACAATGTAGTGCGTGTCACCACTCACTGTCCATCATCCAAAGCGGCTGCATCATCGTCATCACCCATATCGTTGACGATATCTGCGACGAGCCCCTCCCACGGTTTGATCTCCGCGGAGACCTCCACTTTGTCAGGTACCTTGCCCACAAGTCGTTCTTGAACGTACTGAGATGCACGAAGACGGACGCTGGGATCAGCAGAGGTGTCAAGCGCTACGTCAATGAAAACCTCTTGCATGCTGGGAAGCACAGCTTGATATTTCAGCGAATAGCGTCGCTGAATCTCGCTCTGCATCGCCTTTCGGAGAGCACGAGGGACAGCTTTCGGCGGCCCACCAGCGAATGTCCCGTGCTTGTTCTTGAGTCTTTCTTGATGAAGTTCTTCGTCATCAAGCTCTTCCACTGGGATTTTGCCAGCTGCGAAGTTGGCCCAAATCCGCGGAATTAACGTGCCATCAGCCGCTTCATACAGTGGGGTCTCGTTCACCTCATGGTACGCCGACACCGTCATAACCCCTCCTTCCTCTGGAAGAACTGTACCCTATGCACCTCACACTACTCGCTCGGTGACAATCGTCGCTCCACTGTTCTCATCTGCCGCGTTGGTCGAGTAGACAGTTTTTAACTTCTCACTTGTGAGCTCACTGGCTCCCAATCCCGGCCACAGTGAAGTGTCTTCCTCTCCTCCAAACTCCGAAGGCCCCAGACTCATACTTTTCACCTCATCTCTCTCGTGTTCCAACCTGCCCCAACGTCCGAAATCCTAGCTTATCAAGATCGATGTTGCGGACGCGCGCGCTATCCGCGCGTATAGCCCAATTACACAATAATACATCTCCTCTAATTCAAACGATTACTATAGTTCTCGCGCGAAGCCTCTTTTACGCGAAATTTACAGTTAGTATAATAAAGTAGTAGAGTATCAATAGCTAATCCGCCAAGATCGGGAAGGGCCATGACATACACGATCGCATGCAACTTCATTGACCTCGAACCAGGTGACATGGTTCCCGGCATGCGGGTGTCAGATCCGCCAGTTCCCGTCCTCGAAGTCTTCTACGACTCCGACGACGGGACCCCCACTCTCAAGACAATTCAAGCGATCCATCGGTTCCGTTGGGATGAGAAAGTCATCTTCCCTCGTCGTCCTGACGGCTCCACGATCAACTGGTTCCAAGGCCGCAAGGTCGCCCCAACTCCAGAAGACATTGCAGTGGGAGACATCCTCCCTCCCAACCTGCCCTCTGCCGAAGAGCTTAGACGCTCCAACCCGTTCATGGCAAGTACGTGGGACCAGCACTTCCAGATCGTCACTCGTCTCTACAGATCGCGCACTGAAGGCATGTACGTGTTGAAGACGCATGCACCTCATCACATGAATCCGAATCACGATCTCGGTCATCCCATGCGTTTCACGTACAATGTTTTCGCCGGACGTCCAGTGACATTCCCACGAGAACAGTACGACGAACGCAACATCCGATCAGGCAATCCCGAGGTGTTCGGTCCGTACGAGTGGTGCGCACGGAGTGACGGCACTCCTGGCGCGTACCGCGATGCCGAACTTTGGCTCTACGTGCACCCGTCTGGCAGAGGGCGATGGCCCGCCAAGTTCCCACCGTTCGTTCCTCCAATGGCAGGAATGAGAGGTGAGTTCAAGATGCGTCCTCCAAGTTCCCACGAAGACTGGATGCGTCTGACCTACCGAGGTGAAAGCGGTAAGCGTCACCCCACGGATCGCTCTAAGCAAGGTCGCCATCTGACATACGAGAAGTACCGTCGTAGCTCGGGTGACTAGTCGACACGTGGCCTACAGCCGAGTAGAGTCGACCTCGACGGATCGACCGAGAGGACGGATGCGATGGAAATCATGGATGATGGCGGGCGAATGATCCGCTTTGATGGCGAGCAACTCGGATCAGCCAGCACTCGTGAGCGCGACAGCATTCGCTGGAGTGAAACACGAATCTGGAAGACCACGGGTGGCAAGTACATCATGCAGAAGGTTGGGCGCAGTCTGGTCTTCCACGCCACCGGCGGGTGCAAGTACGGCACGGAGGTTTACCTCGGAGACATGCCGTGCGACTACCTCCCCTGCCCCGTGTGCAAGCCGTCCAAATCTGAGATGTACGTGAAGCAGGAGAACGACCGCTTCACTGTTCATGTCTCAGACTCCGCCGAAGGAATCGTCGAGAGTGCGAAACTTCAGGACGACGACGGTGTCTGGTACACCACGCGTGTTGACCGTGAAGCTCTCGAGCAGGCTGCGAATGCGGATGACGAGATGCATGAAGCGTACTTCGTCACTGTTGTAGAGTAGTAGCCTCTTGGCGAACAATTCCACAGAGACTGCGCGATGATGCGACGCGCGATGCCACATGTCCCCCGACATGCGATCGGCATCTGAAGGTTCGTCGAATCCGCATCTCAGGGGCTGACTAGGTTTACCCCCGCTAAGATGGGTGAACTGAGGTGTATGGGTCAGCAGGGAGAGGGGCGGCAATCTCTCCCACTTCTCATTGCAAGGATGGGCCCGAGGCATTGACGTACGGCATATGTGGCAGCCGGGTGAGAGCCCGGTGGGGAGAGGCTTATACCTCTCCAGTTACTCGGGAGCAGGAGATGGTAACCTGCATTTCATTACACAATGCGGAATAGCTCAGTTGGCAGAGCGCCAGGTTCATATCCTGGGTGTCACGGGTTCGAATCCCGTTTCCGCTACGAATGGTAGAGGGTTGCGAGTGAAAAGGCCACGGCCCCGAATCTCACCTTTGGGCGACAGTCGGGACTTCCTTGTCCGTGGATATGAACCAGCCTCCCTCTACCATTCACCCATATGACCACTGAGGGGCGGTTGACCGCTCGCCACGGCTGTGGTAGAGTAGTCTTACTGGGCGGATGTACCGCCCCAGGATGAAGGAGACAGAGAGATGGCGGAGAGCGACGCAGACCACACGCAGGGCGGCGAGTCCGGTACTGCTCAGGACATGACCAGTCAGCCCGGTGGTCTTACCACCTGGCAGAGCGCCGGTGCAAGCTGGGGCGCCACTCGCGCGCAGCAGCGCATGAACGACGCCACCGGCAAGGGGTGAGTACGCCCAGTGACCGAGAATCCGAATGAGCCAGTTCCCCAGCATGTCTGGGAGAAGTGGCAACACATCGGAGTTCAATGGGGCAAGGTCCGCGCGTGGCAGAGGATGCGGGCCGTGATGAACGGTCACTGATCTGAGGCGGGTGGTCCACTTATGGGCCACCCGCCTTTAGTACGAGACGAAGAGACGAAGAGACGAAGAGACGAAGAGACGAAGATGACAGACGCAGACGCAGACGGTGCTGACTGGCCTCCCGAAAGGCCGATCATTCTCGTACCCAACGCTCCACATCCGATGTACCCGACAGTAGCCGAGTGGGTGAAGATGAAGGGTAGTGTCAGCGTGGCCAATGAAGAGATTCTTCGACGACGCATCGAGCGTGCGCGTGCAGACATCGACGAGTACACCGAGAAGCTCAATTGGTTGGAATCACTTCCTGTCGAGCCCAAACCAGGTGACGACAACGACGGTCCCGTTATTTTCTTTCGTAAGTCATACGGGAATGTCGAGCGCTTCACCAACGGAACAGCATGGCAGTACTGTGCGGTGTACGTCTCAGACGCCGATTACGGTCAGGGTGCATGGTTCGTCACGGGCGGTAACAAGGTTGGCCTTAATCACGTGAAATGGCGCGAACTGATCGCATTCATCTTCATGCACGAGACGGCCGAGACTAACCCAGTCATCTGGGTTGCGACGGGATGGGAGCAGCTGTGAATCATATGGATGCTGTGCGTGAGCAACACGAGCCATCTCCAATGCCGGACTGGAAGCGCTATAACAGCAAAGAGATGCTGTCGGCGTTCGAGAGCGGCGCTAGATGGGCATATGACAACTACACCGAATACGCACCGGCTGATGCTCAGATCGCATCTGAGGCCGCTCAAGCCTTCCACCAGTGGAGGCGTGTTGTGGAGTTCGATCATCTACCTGGCACGGTATTCGTTGGTTACATCGAATGTAAGCCATCGCAGTACAACGAGAAATTCACGTACAACGGTCCAGTGCTCATCGGGCGGAAGTCAGACGGCCCGTTGACTTTCACGTGCATTACGACAACAGTGGACATCACTGATCCAACGCTTCGGTGGAGGATTGACAGCATTCTTCTGGAGGGATGAACGTGGCTGAACCCACAAAGCTCGATCAGGCCATCAAGGACCTGGTGAAAGATCAGGGTTGGAGCGGCAACATCGCTGACAACGAAGCCAGTCAGACGCAAAGCGGAAGCTGAGGGAACCAATGAGTCTCATCATTGTCGAAGGTTGTGATGGGTCGGGGAAGAGTACGTTCGTCGCCAACCTCTGCCATATCACACCACCTGCGACGAGGGTGATTCATAGGGGACCTCTGCATCGTGATCCCATTCTCGAGTACATCGGCGACATTATGTCGTATTCGCCGATGGGCGATAGCATCATTGCAGATCGTTGGCATCTCGGTGAAATGGTGTACGGTCCGCTCTACCGTGGAGAGTCTCGACTCACGCCAGCGATGAATCTGTATGTGGAATTGTTCCTCGACAGTCGGGGCGCTGAACGAGTGTGGATGGACACGCCATTCGATATCGTTCGTTCTCGTCTACGTAATCGCGGTGAAGATTTCCTTCTCGAGCAACATCAACGGCTGGTTGTCGATTGGTACAGCGAGGCGCTCACTCCACTTCCTGCGTGGACCGCTGTGCATTGGCAGCAGAAGCCAAAGCCGAGCTTTGTTGAGAAAATTCGAGATATGGCTGAAGTTAAGGCTATGCGCGCTCGAGAATGGATGACGCGCTTCCCGAGCTACGTCGGACCGCTTGAACCTGCACAAGTGCTCATCATGGGCGATCAGACTGTAAACCCTGCGCTTCGCAATTGGCCCATGTCGATGGTGCCGTGGCGCGGTTCGCCCATGCACGACATTCTCATGGCGATGACGTATCTCAATTTCACCAAGGTTGGCATTCTCAGTGGAACGCAACGAGGTCGTGAGTTGTGGAATCGCCTAGGATCGCCGATCGTCTTCACTCTTGGTCACGCTGCATGGCAATACTGCATCGACCGTGAAATTCCTGCACGACGACTGGCTCTTCCTCCGCGCGGCATTCCCATCACTCAGCTCATCGAGAACATTCAGGAGCGGCAGAAGTGAAAACATTCACGTTCCGCAACGGCGTCGATAGCCTCTACGGTCTTGCTGAGCATCTCTTGCGCCATGGGCACAAGGTTGCGCCTAGAGGACAGGTGACGTTGGAGGAACGAAATGCCGTCATTCAGGTAACGCATCCTGATGACGTTACGATGTACGGCATAGGTCGTAACTGGAGTGATCGTCTTGCAGCTGCTGAAGCGTTACAGCTCATCGGTGGCTTCAGCGATCCCGCGGCAATGGTTCGCATGGTACCTAGCATGGAGAACTTCGTCAATCCGCAGACTCGGAAATTCGACGGTGCTTACGGTCCACGTACCGTTGGGCAGATGCAGGCCATGCTCACTAAGCTGCTCGATGATCGTGATTCGCGCCAGGGTGTTCTGCAAGTGTGGAACTACACCTACGACCAGATTCCGGGAAGTGTTGATTACCCGTGCACCGTGTACATCAACTTCGCCATTCGTGATTCATCGTTGTTTATGACAACGCACATGCGATCGAATGACATCTGGTGGGGTTGGTGCTACGACCTCTTTCAGTTCACTCAGCTTGGCTGGACCGTGGCGAACTATCTCGGGCTGGAGATGGGTACGTACACGCATGTCGCTGATTCACTACATCTGTACGAGCGTGACCTCCCCAAGTTGGAAAAGCTCAGTCGTCCGATAAATGCTACACCGCAGCGACTACGTGGCATCGGACTGAAACAGAGTGCGCTACAGATTCCTACTTGGCGTGAGTTCGCACAGGAGCCAGCCTGGGAGTTCTTCTACGACATCGAGAATACGCCGTTGTCCGATACTGAGCAATGGTTCATCGATCGCAAGATATTCGAGTTCAACACGTGATCGTCTCGCCGCGTGCTACTTGGGACGAGACGTGGATGCGTCTTGCTCACGACATGGCACTTCGTAGTCTGTGCGAACGTCGCCAGATCGGTGCCGTTGTCGTTTCAGTCGACAACGCCTACAGCGTAGTCGGATACAACGGCCCTCCGCGAGGTCTGAGCATCCCTCAGCGGACTTTCAGTGTTGAGCCGACTAGTTGTACGACCTGGTGCGATAGGGGCCGCCAGTCGTCATCTATCGTCCCTCAGGACTACGACAACTGCGTTACGATCCACGCCGAAACAAATGCATTGATCCGAGCGGACTACTCGAGAATTCAAGGTGGGTCGCTTTACGTGACATCATTCCCATGTTGGGACTGTGCCAAGAACATCTGCAACAGCGGCGTCATTCGAGTGTTCTCGCATCTCGACCCCTCAGCCGAAGCACACCGCAAGCCGTACGTGACGAAGAATTTTATGGAGCGTTGTGGACTGGAGGTCACGGTCGTATGATCAGCGTACTTACTGCCTGGGAAGACATCGACGAATTCCCTACAGCGAACGACGTCAGCATTTTGAGCGGCGGGTATCTCGCCGTCCAGGAACCTGTGCTAGGCAACGAAGGAATGATGAAACAGCTCGCACTCTATGCCCCTGGCGCGTGGCAGAAGGTGGAGTACGACGAGGCATCGATGCAGCTTACCTGTTTCCTCATGGAACATCAACTCATGGAGAAGTGGGTAGCGTATGGGAAATGCGATGAACAGTGAGCCAGAAGACAAGTAAGTTAGAGAATGTCGTGATTACGGTAATCACTCTGTTCACAATTCTGTTTATGCTTTACATCGTAGTACGCTTCGTTCTTTGGATCGTGCCGTGGGCGTAACACCTCGTCTAAAGACTGCAGGCTACCGACTCGCAATCGTCGTTGTTGTGTCGTCGTGTATAGTGTTCTGGGTCATAGTACTTATGGTCTTGATCCTAATCTGGAGATCCTATGGGCGTGCTTGATCACGTGCAACTGAAGTACGTGAGTTCGTTCGATGACCTCTGTGAATTCATGCGGTGGATCGGCGAACGTCGAAGCGTGCTCGGTGTTGACACTGAGACTGGCGGATTTCATGCTGAGCAGCATAGGCTGCGATTGGCGCAATTCGGTGATCTGAATACAGGATGGGCTATTCCGTGGGAGAAGTGGTCTGGCGCTGTTACTGAGGTCATCGAGATGTATGATGGTCAGATGGTGCTGCATAACAGCAAGTTCGACGCGCGGTTCATTTCACACCACGGTAATATCAAGTGGCCATGGCATAAGACGAACGACACCATGACGATGGCGCATCTTCTCGACCCTCAAAGACCTAAGGGTCTAAAGCCACTCTCTGCCATGCTCATCGACCCAAAGGCTGCTTTAGCTCAGCGACTCCTCGATGATGGAATGACGGATCATCGTTGGACGTGGGACACTGTTCCTCTCGATTACCCCTATTACTGGATTTATGCAGCAATGGATCCAGTTCTGACGTGTCACATGTACGAGAAAATGTGGCCACAGATTCGTGATCAATATGCTGGCGTGTATGACCTAGAAATGGGCGTCACCCGCGTCATCGCTGGTATGGAGGCTCGCGGCGCTCGAGTGAACCTTGAGTACTGTGTACGTACTACTGACCAGCTTCGTACGTGGGCTGCATCAGCGAGAAACTGGCTGTCGACTGAGTACGGTATCCATAGAATGACAGATCTCGAGTTGCTGAAGTTCTTCCAGGCTAATAGCGTGCCAATGCTGCGAAAGATGACAAGCAGCGGTTCACGTCAAGCGCTAGACAAAGAAGTCCTGTCATCCATCGACCATCCTGTGGCGAAGACAGTTCTTCAGATCAGGAAGGCTGAGAAGAATGTTGGTCCGTACTTCTCGAACTTCATTGAGCTCGCAGACAAGAACAATCGTGTGCATCCGAACATCTGGACTATGGGTACTCGTACTGCACGGATGTCTATTACGACTCCGGCTCTACAGACTCTCCCGCGCAAGGATCCCACAGTTCGAACAGCCTTCGTACCATCAGATGATTCCGTTCTCATCACTTGCGACTACGACCAGATTGAGGCACGTCTTACCGCACACTTCAGTGAGGATGACGGTCTCATTCACGCATTCGACGGGCCTGACGACTTCTTCTGCACGCTTGCTTCTCAGATCTTTGGGGAGCCTATCTCGAAGAAAGATCCCCGGCGGTCTCTCACTAAGAACACCATATACGGTAAGATCTACGGCGCCGGTCCGCCCAAGATGGCTCAGACAGCAGGTGTACCGCTTGAAGTAATGGAAGGCGTTGTACGTGCACTCGACACAACGTTCCCAGGGATCCTTTTACTACAGCGTCGTATCGGTGCAATGGCTCGGTCGCGAATTGCGCGTGATGGCGTTGCGTCGATCAAGACTCCGATGGGTCGTCGTCTCGTTGCGGATGATGGCAAAGACTACACACTGATGAACTACCTCATCCAATCGCATGCCGCTGAAATCCTCAAGAAAAAGATCGTAGAGCTAGACACTGTCATTCCCGGTATGATGATTCTCCCGGTGCATGATGAACTTGTCTTCGATGTTCCGCGTGACGGGGCGGAGGATGTTCAGCGTCTGATCGAGACGACGATGGCTGATCACACAAACTATCGTGTTCCTATTACCGCCTCGTCTGATCTCCTCACCGCCGATTGGGGTCAAAAATACAGAACTTGATATGATATCCAGTATGCAGACAAAAGAGTGCACGACATGCCACTGTGTGAAGAACGTAGATCAGTTTGACCCAGATGTTAGATACAGAACTGGATACAGATCGCAGTGTCGTGAATGTCGGTACCAGTCGTTGGAGCGATCACGCATCAATCAAGGGCTTAAGATGCGGTATGGCATTACCATTGAGATCTTTGAAGCAATGGTTATCGCCCAGAACGGCGTATGTGCAATATGCAAGAAACCTGAAACGCGTGGTAAGCGAATGGGTAAATTCAACAATGCTCCATGGGCAACGACACGATTGTCCGTCGATCACTGCCATGTCACGGGAAAGGTTCGTGGGCTTTTGTGCCAACGATGTAACATCGCAATTGGTCATCTCAACGACGATCCGCAGACAGCGATGAATGCTGCTGCATATCTGATGGAGCATCATGCAACAGCTTAGTGCGAGCAACCTAGTTCTTGGCGTGCTGGACCCTGGAATGACCACAGGCTTCGTCACTTATCATCTAGACTCAGGGCTGTTCATTCCTGAGCAGCTCAACTTCAACGATACGTGCATGCGCCTCATGGGGTTGGCGGTCGAGCATGCAGCGAACCTTATCGTCGTCTCAGAGTCATTCCGCATCACCATGCAGACGGCAAAGAACACGCAAGCGCCGTGGAGTCTCGAGCTAATCGGCGTTGCACGAATGGTGTCGCGGCTTTACACCGGCAGAGAGTTGCACATGCAGGATCCATCCTCCGCCAAGCGCTTCTCTTCCGACGCAAAGCTCAAGCACATGGGTTGGTATAACTCTGGCAAAGGTCATGCGAATGATGCGAGCCGTCATTTACTGCTCACGCTTGCGACGCGTGGCTGGCTCCCTGTCGAAACACTGAGACAACTCGCTGAGGCGTAGTAATTCACGCCATACCCTGGTAGAGTAGACAATGACGGACGGACGGAGAGGACATGAAACCCATAGCGTTCTACAGCATTCCTACATGTGCTGACAGTCTCATTGCTATCGACCGATCTCGTATTCTCGTGCACATTCACGGAAAATGGAAAGGCGATCGGCCTCTACGTATTCATCCGCACAATGTTGCCATAGCGACGGACGTGGCTGATGTTATGGAGATGCGATTGATTCCAGCGTCTGAGATTACTCCACCGCTGATGATATTTCAGGATGGACTGAGCTGATGGCTGTTGCGATCGAGCGGAAGAGTGACGACCCTAGTCTCGTTGTCATTCGAAGCGACTTGCCGATGAGGGACAAGGACCTCATCATGTCTCTTCCTGGTTCTAAGTACGATGTGTTCAGTCACACGTACACCGCACCATTGACATGGGCAACGTGCCGGGCAATGCGAGGCATCTTTGGTACTGGACTTATCATCGGTGAAGACGTGAATGCATGGGCGTGGAACGAGCGCATGACACGTGTCGATCCAGCCATGAAGCTTCGTATTGCATGGGATGCTGAAGGCGACACTGATCTGTATCCATTCCAGCGAGCAGGTGTGCTCTTTGGTGCATTCGCGCGGCGATACCTCAACTGCGACGAGATGGGTACTGGTAAGACCGTACAGTCCATCCGCACGTTGAAGAGGCTTGCCGATTCAGGACAGCAGGTGTTCCCTTGCATCGTCGTTGCACCGAACAACATGGTGCTTACTTGGAAGAAGGAGTTCGAACGTTGGTGGCCTGGCGTTAAAGTGAATGCCATTAAAGGTAGCGCTGCAAAACGTCGTCAGATCATCGAAGGATCTGGCGATGTATGGGTCATCAACTACGAAGGTGTACGCTCTCATTCCAAGCTGGCACCGTACGGATCAGTTCGTTTGAAGCACTGCATCGTCTGCGATCCAACAATGGCGGACGTTCCTGCGAATAAGCAGAATCGTTGCGAGCGGTGCAAGAAGGAGCTCAACTTCATCGACTGGAAGAGCCTTATCGTTGACGAGGCGCATAAGATGAAGGACCCGAAAGCGAAGCAGACTCGCTCCATCTGGGCACTACGCACAGCGGCAACAGACAATATCTTCTGCCTAACTGGGACGGCCATCGCAAACGCGCCGCACGACATGTGGCCTTCATTGCATCTGATCAGTCGCGAAGAGTTCCCATCCAAGAACAAGTACATTGGTCGCTACTGCCTCGCGTCTTACAACATCTTCGGTGGCATGACCGTGATTGGGTTAGCTCCTGGGACAAAGGACGAGTTCTTTAGCATCGTCGATCCGCGCATGCGAAGGATGCCGAAAGAGGCTGTCCTTCCACATCTCCCAAAGAAGAACTATGTACAGCGGTACGTAGAGATGACGCCTAAGCAGGCCAAGGCGTATCAGCAGATGGAAGACACGCAGATTGCCATGCTGGGAGACGACCATGGCGTCGCAGTGGCCTCGAATCCGCTCGTTCAGCTAACGCGACTGACGCAGTTCGCGTCTGCCTTTGCGGAGGTCGACGAGGAAGGCAAGGTGCGATTGTCAGTGCCATCTTGCAAGGTGGACGCGATGCTGGAATTGCTTGAAGAGATGAACGACGAGCCGCTCGTTGTCTTCGCGCAGTCACGTCAGCTTATCGAACTTGCACGTGATGCGCTGAAGCGACACGACATCACCTACACGATGATCGTGGGCGGGCAGACGGTAGAGGAGAGGGAAAAGGCCAAGGACGATTTCCAGGCTGGACGAGTCCGTGTCATTCTCTGCACCATCGCTGCTGGCGGCATTGGCATCACGTTGACTCGAGCAGGCACTGCACTCTTCCTTCAGCGCAGCTGGAGCATGGTGGAGAATTCGCAGGCCGAGGACCGTGTGCATCGCATCGGCAGTGAGGTGCATGACAAGGTGAACATCGTCGACATCGTCTCAGTAGGAACGATCGAGGAACGTCAGCGCATCGTCCTCGGCACCAAGCTCGAACGGCTCGAGGAAGTCATGCGCGACCGTGAAACCATCAAGCGCCTGTTGGGGGTGAAGGCATGACGCTAGAGGATTTCCTCAGCGAGGCACGGAATCACGATACTGCGAAACAGATCAAGATTCGCGTGGAAGGAAGTGCTCAGATCTTCACACAACTCCATATTCATGTGATTGACTCAGATGTTACGACTATTAGCATGGTGGTGCTGCGATGACTGTCGAGTGGAATGGCGAGAAGCCGCTCACCATCAGCAACTCGGAGATTCAGACCTTCAAGGCATGTCGTCGCAAATGGTACCTCACGTACTATCTGGAGCTCGGTCTGCGGCGTGAGAGCGGGAAGGGCTGGGGTCCTCGTGAACTCGGCACACGTGTGCACGCTGCACTACATGCCTACTACGTCGAGGGTGCGAATCCCATCACTGTAGTGGACGAGATCTACGCCGACGACATCTCGTTCTTCAAGGATCGCGAATTCACTGAAGACGAAATCACTACGATCAAGAAAGAACAGGACCTCGCTCACGCGATGCTTGAGGGTTACCTCATGTGGATCGCTGAAGAAGGTACCGATGCTGGTATGCATCTGGTGGCGGCGGAGAGTGTCGTCGAAGTTCCATCCGCAATCAAAGGTGTGCACCTTCGAGGCAAGCTAGATCAGCGTTGGCGACGAGATGTAGACGGCGCACGTGTCTTCCGCGACTTCAAGACAGTGCCAGATCTCACAACCCCAGCCAAGCTCCTTCCTCTCGACGAGCAGATGAAGTTCTATCATCTGTTGGAACGCGCTGATGCCATTGCAAAGACTGGTGCTGAGCCGCCCGACAGAACTGATGGCGCGTTATACACGATGCTCCGTAAGGTGAAGCGAACCGCCAATGCAAAGCCGCCGTTCTACGGCCAGGTGGAGGTTCGGCATAACCGCGCTGAGCTGCTCGCAATGTGGAGTAGAGTGCATCGTGTCGTCATTGAAATCGTGAACACGAGACATGAACTCATGGCGGCTGGTGACGAGCCCGATCACAACTACATCGTTCCTCCTCGTCCGTCACGCGACTGCACGTGGGCATGTGACTTTTTCACCGTGTGCAGCATGATGGATGACGGGAGCAACTACCGCGGGCTCCTCCGCGAGTACTACACGCACATCGATCCGCACGAGCGGTACGCCGCTCAGGACAAAGGAAAGGCGGTCACGGAGTGACGAAGGAAGCGTTCCTCAAGGATCTGCTGGAGCGCGTCGAGGAGTTCACCGAACTCACCGGCGACGACCTCATGTGGATCGGCAGCAAGCTCATCAGCGAGGGGCTTCTCGCGGATGATCGCTGAGAAGTTCGGCGCGGAGAAGAAGAAGAAGAAGAAGAAGAAGAAGAAGAAGAAGAAGAAGAAGAAGGAGGAGGGTCTTAGTTGATGGCACGCATCAAGGTGATCGGCTATATGCCGCTCAATCAATTCACCCTGGAGGAGCTCGACGAGACCCGCATCAGCGGCCTCACCGAGCAGGTCGAGAACGACATCATCGAGGACATCGGCGAGAATCTCGACGACATCTCGATGGAGCTACTCGCTGATGACGGTGACGAAGAGTTCGAAGCTGAAGTTGGCAAGATCCTGTGACCGCACCAGCTTCGATTCGTGGACGTGCACTTTCCATTCTGGTGCATGCTGATACGAAGGTCGGCAAGTCTACCTTCGGGAACACCACTCCAGCTCCTCGTCTTTTTCTAGACGCCGAAGCGGCGTATCGCTTCCTGCCGGGAACGAAGGTGTTCTGGGATCCCGTACGTGAAGCGCCGCCGCAATACGACGGCACGTGGGAGACATGCGTCGTCATCATCAGAGAGTACAGTGTGATGACGAAAGCGCTGGAATGGTTGGTGTCCGGCCAGCATCCATTCATCTCGGTGGTAATCGACTCTATCTCCGAGGTGCAGACGAAGTGCAAGGACCAGATCTCGCCTGATGGTGTGATGAAGATTCAGCTGTGGGGCGAGCTACTGACCCACATGGAGCGAACGGTTCGTGCGTTCCGTGACCTGACGGAGCACCCCACCCGTCCGCTGCAGGCTGTTGTCATTACGGCAATGACACAAATGAAGGACGGAAAGTTTCGTCCATTCGTGCAAGGTCAGCTGCAGGTGAAGCTGCCGTACTTCCTGGACGTCATCGGCTACATGTACGTGGAATCAGAGCCGAACGCGCAGGACCCTACCGCACCTCCCCAGAAGGTGCGTAAATTGCTCGTCACGCCTCATGTACAGTTCGAGGCGGGAGAGCGTGTTCAGGGTAGGCTTGGCGATATCGTCGTCAATCCGACCGTTCCCACAATGCTGGATGCCGTCTTTGGCCCAGCACCGAGCAACTGAAAGAAGGACACCTGAAGTGAGTCAGTCCATCAACTGGGGAGAGCTCCTCGAGCAGTCGGGTGGCGCATTCGAGCCGCTCCCGAAGGGCACCTACGACGTGTACGTGGACACCGCTGAGGCGACCAAGTCGTCGACTGACAAGGTGATGTTCAAGGTTCGGTTCAAGGTCGAGGGTGGGCCGTACGCCGGTCGTACCGTTTACAACAACATCACGCTCACCACTGACAACCCGAATGCCCTTCGCATGTTCTTCTTGAACATGAAGGCGATGGGACTCGACCAGTCGTACTTCGCGGAGAACCCGCACCCGGACACCGTCGCCGCAGCCCTCGTCGGACAGCGTGCCACCGTGAGTGTCGATCACGGGATATACCATGGGCAGATGCGTGAGAACGTCAAGTCGCTGATGCCGCGAGCTGGTGGAATCAGTGCGGCCGGGATCATCTCTCCCGGCATCCAGGTCGCGCCTCCGGTGGCCTCTGGAGGCCCCATTGTTCCGACCCCTGGTGCCAACCCGATGGTCCCGAGCGGGATGCACCAGTCGGCGTCTGTCGTCTCTCAGCCCGCGCCACAGCCCGCTCCTGCAACGGTCGAACCGCCGGCTGTCGAGTCGACCGTGAACATCCCCGCACCGAGCAATCCGGCACCCAGCGCTGATACTGCGGCGCCTGCTCTTCCGCCCGGCATGACGCCTGAAATGCTTGCGCAATTCCAGGCGTTCCAGGCTGCACAGGTCGCACAGACCGCAGCTCCCGCTTCGGAAACCTCGGCGCAACCCGCCGTTCCGGCTGGTGCACCGCCGTTCCCGCTTCCGGACAGCGAGGCATTCTGAGAGAACGAGATGCTGGTCGCTGTTGAATATGCGGTACATCCGCTGACCAGCAGCGACTAGCATCTCGATCACATTACTCTGCAACAACAAGAGGGAGCCAAGCTGTTGTGAGAGTTGGGTACGGGAAGATTGGCCGGGTCATTGAAATGGATCAGGCGAAGTGGGGAGCGAGTGGAGGCGACAATGAACCGCCAGCGCTTCTCCTCACTCTTGCTAAGCGTAACCCTGATGTTACGTGGGTCGTTGTCGGTAGAAACTCTGGTTGGAAACCACC